GCGATACCAAAAGAACCAAGGGTTATGAATACAAATGAATTGTATACCATATCATTTATAACTAAATCTTTTCCGACTATTCCTGTTGCTAAATCAACGATTGCGAATATTGTCATTACTGCAAATGCCGCAAATCCAATTATTGATTTTTCATTATAGTCGTTGTCGTCTTTAAAAATTGCCCACATAATTTTTCTCCTAAAACTCTAATATTGCGTAATCATATTGAAGTGTTAATGCAATATCAACTTCTGTTGCTGTTTCCCAAGATAATTCATTAAAGTTTGCATCTGTGATGAATGCTCCTTTTAGAATCCATTGTTCAACGATTTCACCATTTGGTGATAGAAGTTTAAAAGTGATATCTTTTTTATATTCGGAAGCGTATCCGTCAACACCCGTTACCGATTCGTGGTGTAATCTAATCCACTCATTAACTGATTGTGCTCCTGATGGAACAATTGGGTCATATAGTGTGATGTTGATTGGTGCCCAAGTTGCTTTACCTTTGACATATCGTTTAACATTAATGTGGTCAAGAGTAACTGATTCGAATGTTACCTGTGGTCTTGCCATCGTTTTGATAAGATAAGATGGAATACCATCTATTTCCATCACAAACCTATTCTTCATTTTAGGTTCAAATGGTGTAAAAAATATTTCGTTTGGGTCTAAAAATGCCACTTTATTTCTCCTATAATTTAACTCAGTAATAAATATAACAAAATCAAAAAAAGTGTATGGTAAATATGATATAGTTTTAGAAGTTTTTTTGAAGTTTTTACTTGACTTTGTCATTTTTTGTTTTTATATTATAGTATGATTGATGAAATAATATGTGAAGAATGTGGTGTTGAAATAGACGGCTTTTTCCTTTGTGATGATTGTGAAGAAGAAGTTTACGAAAGAGATAACCACGAAGAAGACGAAGAATAATTTAAAAAAAAGCTTGACTTTTACAAAAAGAATTAGTATATTATAGTATGATTGATAACAATATAAAAGGAAATGAAATGGAAAATGAATTTACAACTGATGCCGTGTTAGGTATTATGCCGAGAAATTACCAAGATACTTTTGTAGAAAGATGTTTTGGTTTTGACAATAGGACATTTACTATGAATGTCTATCAATATAACCACAATCCTATGGAATTGTATGAAGCTAATCAAAATCAACCAAGATTAAATCTTGAAGATTATAATAATGATGATTATAATGAAGTAGCTCATTACAAAGGTATTCCTATGGAATTTAGGTGGAATCCGGTTATTAGAGAAATGATGATGACTGGTAATTATAGAATTAGATATCGTGGTGGTAGTAAACCACAATATGGTTATCGTAGAAGTCAATACAATACGATAGCAGAATACGCTGATACATTTGCTATTTATCCAAAATAGGTGTTAATATCGTAATCGTAAGAACCTATTGAGTTGTGGGTTTTCGGTGACTACAAATTTGGAACCGAGTGGGTTATGTAGTGTTTCACAAAATTAGAAACAACCCTTGTGAGTTAGGTGGTTAAACTCTCAAATTTTATTCTCTTCATTATCATAACAAAAAACCCCCGAGAGTATCGGGGGTTTTTCTTAATCAATATTCCTATTATTCTGGGAATGTTGCTCCTGTTGGTTGAACTGCAAAGTCTAATACAATGAACTCAGCTGTTCTTGTAGGTTGGATAAAGATTTGACCAATTAATTGGTTTCTATCTACAACATCTGGTGTGTTGTTTGATTCATCCATTACTACTCTGAATGCTGTAAGTCCTGCGTTTGCTTGAACTTCTTCCATATATGGATTTACGAGATTTAAGAATCTTTGTCTTAAAGCCGCATTGTTCTGTTCAAATACCAAGAAGTTAGAAGTTGATGCGATGAACTTTCTTAAGTTAATCAACAATCTTCTTACATTGATTCTGTCTAACGCACTTGGTTTACCTTGAAGTGTTTTCTGACCAAACACTACTACACCTTGACCTGGGAAAGTTGCGATAGGATTAATACGATTTTCGTATAAATCATCTCTTTCCAAGTTGGTTAGTCTTGTTTGTGCTTCTAATACTTCTGTTAAACCACCACGATTCAATCCTGCTGGTGCGAACCACTCTTGTCCAATTCTATCATTGTTTGCATAAACACCTGGTAGAACTACTGAAGGTGGAACCCAAGTAGGTTTGTTTTTAACTTCGTCAAGAACTTTAATCCAAGGATAGTATGTTGCTATGTAATTACTATCTAATGTTTTCACATCATTGATAGCACCCTGTATTGTTCTTCCGTATCTTGAACCATCTAAGATAAAGAAACAATCTGCTCTACCTTCGACTTTATCAATTGCGTGATTTGTTACACTTGGATGATATTCGTGAATAACACCTGGAAGTGCTAGTAAATTAATATCAAACTCATCTGGATTTGAGATTGCGTTAATAGCTCTTTTGTAAGCTAATGAACCAGTTGTATTGGCTCCACTTAAATCAAATCCTTGTGTGTTATTTTCAACAATGTTTGTTCCAATTTTTCTTTCTTTTGCTGGATTTGAACCATCAAAACCACCTTGGAAAGGAACTGCAAACTTTAATTGTCTGTAATCTGAACCACTTAATGATAATGGATTATTACCTGATGAGTATTGTGTACCCAAAGATGAAGCATCATCATTACCAACACAATCTTCTAAACTCATTGTTATGTTATTTCCTGCTAATGCTGCTGTTGGTAGTGGTGCTAGATATTGTTGTTGGTCAACATTATTAAAGTCAAATCCATAGTAAACATTTGAGTCAAATGTTCCTCTTGAATTTTTCTGTGCTGAATCACTATTTGTACCAATAAACGAAGCACTTGGGAACGACATTGCAACGGTACTACCGCTTGGTGTTGTTAGTGTTGTTTTGTGTGGTTGTAAGACTTTATCAAATCCCATAGGAACTAAGTCTTTTGAAATTCCTGTCAAGTTTCCATAATCTGAAATGTAAATATATTTAGATTGATTAGGGTAATCACCATTGTTGGTTAATTTTCCTTGTGAATCAATTGTAGTATATTTATCACCAATTACTCTTGGTAGGAAGTTTACTGAATCCTCATCAAAATTTAGATTTTGGAAGTTTTCTAAAACTGTTCCGTCATCATTTTGACCTGGATTATTTACAATCACTTGTAAACTAAATGAACCATAATCTGAACCGGCAACATCTACTGGTCTTTTAATATCAGCAATACCAACTCTATATTTAGAGTTCATATTTGTTCCGTGTGATATGGTGTTAACTTTAAATAAGTCGGTTCTTGAACCACCGACTAATTGTGATTGGATTGATGGTGTTGTAGCAACTGAGTAATCAAATGAGAAGACTTCGTCACTTCCACTATTGATATATACTCTATCACTTGATTCCATCTTGTTTTGTGTGTCTTGGAAATTTGAATACACGTATACCGATTTACTAGCATTTTGTGCATCTTCACTAAATACTTTTGTAATGTAGTTAGCTGAACTTGAATCAAATGATAATGAAAAAGCTGTTGTACTTTCGTTATTATCTACATCAAGATTCAATGTAAATGAAGATTTGGTTCCACCGTCATCAACTGAAGCACTTGTAGCTCCTGCTAATTCAGTGTTGTCTACATCGGTTGCTCCTCTTGAAGGTTTTAATGTAGCGACAGCAAAGTGTCCTTTTGAACCACTAATACTTAATGTTACGGTGTCGTTTGCGTATCCACCCAATCCTAAAACACGAACTATTGTTAATGTTCCTGCGTTACGAAGATATTGCTTCGCAGCAAAAGGAACATAAAAGTCTTGGTTTTCTTTACCGAAGATTGTTTCAAATTCACCGAAGTTTCTGATGATTGTTGGAACAAATGCTGGACCCATTTCTGTTGGTCCGATTAATGCTGCTCCAATTTCACCAATACCTTGTGGTAAAAATGATAAATCTTTTTCTCGTGTAAATACACCAGGACTGACTATTCTCTCAGCCATTATGTTTCTCCTAATTAGGTTATCTTTTTCGAGATTTTACTAAGTATAAATATCAAATTAAAATCTCAAAATGTATTAAGGTAGAAAAAAAAATGTTACTTTATTTTCTATTATGCTGA